GGTATTACGTTCATATCACCGACCCAATTGAAGTTTAGGTCTTGTGATAAGTTTACAAATGTAGATGCATATGGCTGTTGAGCGAATGTTGCTTGAGTGTAACTCAACATCAGTTTTCTTCCATTAGTGACTGTTACACCAGAAGAACCTGTTGAGTTATATCTCAATGAAATTTGAACTTCGTTGTTTGAATATGCAGAAGCATACTTCTCAAATCTGTCAATAGACGCTTTGTAGTCTGGAGATAAAACATCAGCAACATTGTGTCCAGTAAATGAGTCTACAAGAATACCATTCTTGAATCTATCAAGACCTTCGCTGTCAACAATAATTTTATCTCTGGCCTCTTTCTCTAAAAGATTCAATGCGGTAAAATACTCTAGTCTGTCTACGCGCTCTTGAATTCTTCCGATGTCTTTCATCGTGTAGCGTTTGTTTTTGAATAGCGTCAATTCAACATTGGCAGGCTGTGTTGGATATGAAGGCAATTCTAACTCGGCCAATTCTAATGCGTCTGGAACTCCAGGCGGTGGACTTGGATTTGGATATCCAGGAGAGCCATCAATTATACCAAGTTCACCTTTGAAATTTATAAACAACTTAGCTTTTCTGCCTTTATAATACTGTAAGTCTGAATCGAAATCTGAAGTTGGCGCTGGTATATGCAATCCACCAGTCACGCTTTGATATGTTTCACTTTCTGTTGGATTTGTGTTCGAAGTAGTGTTCGCAGCAATAATTGGTCTAAAGTCTAAACAATTTTTGAGATCAAAAGTTTCACCAGTTCTTGTGCTGGTGTAAGCAGGAACCTGTGTTGTTCTTATGGTTGTTGATGATGTAGTAGAATCGTTAATTGGATATGAATCAATTGAAAAATATCCAACGCCCTGAGTAGTGTCGTGAGTAAAATGATCAAAAACAACTTTCAATCTACCTTGAGGAACAACACCAAGTTTAGGAACAATAGCCCCATGACGATATGAATTATCTCTTTGACCATTGTCTAAAGTATAGTTTGATGTTACGATATTGTACGTTTCTGAATTTGCCAAATCAGGATCATAATCAAATCCAATAAGTGAATCGACAAGAGTAAATGAATTTGCAGTTGCTCCAGGATGCGCCACTGTTAGAGTCATTAATGTATTGCTAGTTATAGTATTGATAACTCTATCAATATCAAAAATTCTAACAGTTTCTCCAGGAGACAATTCTACCGAGAATAATGTTCCTGTTCCTTCTACCGTGGTATTTGATCCTGTAATGGTAACCGTTCCTGTTAGTGAAGTGAATGCATCACCCTCGGTTTCATATATTTCCTTTATCCGATAAATATCACCATAACCTAAAGAATAAGGTCCTGATAGTCCCTGAGAATGTGTATTAGGATTAATATTAGTTTCAGTATTTGCAACTAAAATCTTTTTCTTCTCTCTGGCATTTGCACGATCCATTGTGGCAATAACGATGGCCTGAAAAGTGACTGATTCGTTTAAATTAATAGAAACTGTACTTGGTGAAGATATTGAAACGATTCTTGCAGCAGACTGCCCATTTCCCGACAATGAGATTGGTTTACCTGCGGGGAATTCTTTATAGTATGCGGCACCAGTTGCTCCCGCAGAGTGTGATTCGGTCAATACCAGATGTGTATTGTTGGAAATGGATGCAATTTGAATGCTTATATTATTTGCCTTAATTACATCACCGACATTCAATTGTGTAGTAAACGTTGTAGAAGTTCCGACAACAACATTAGAAGACGCCGAAATTGTAACCGTGCCAGTTAAAGCTGTCGTATTGGCAGTTGTTTTTGGAATGACAATAAAATTATCATTTCTTTGTGCTGCACTAAGTGTTCCTGTGCCGACAAAAGTTTCGCTGGCATCAGTAGTAACAATCGATGCTGGAGTGCTTGCAGTAAATGAAATATTATCGAATTCTTTTTTAAATCTAAATCCAGACTCTACGTTATTATTTTCATCACGAATTGTCTTAATACCATCGTATGGCAATTTAAAAATTAATTTGTCAAATGCGGTTTCTCTTAATGTCGCGTCACCGAAAGCATCCAATACGATGTCAGCAAAAGTATTTGGTGTGTCTGAAAAATAAATTGAGCGAACGTCAGCAAAATTTTCGCCACTATTCATTGTCACATCATACAAATACAAATTGTAAATAGCACTTGCGGTTCCTGAAGTTCCGCTGTAGTATTCTATAGTTTTAATTCTTGCTTCACCAATCTTACTTCCGGCCAATGATGTTGAACTGTAAGTGTTATTTGATATTGCAATCTGTGGAGTATCATACAAATCAACAATTTGATTATCATTAACGCTAAAAGCACCGACGTATTCTTTAATTGGAATATAACCACCTAGAACTAGCTGAGTTTTTACTTGTTCAACTAATTGTGTATCTAAGCCTTTTCTTACTGAAACACCACTCTTAATAACTAATTCGTTTCTAAATCCTTTTACGTAAGATACAAATGGGTCGACATCGATCCAAAGCAAATCATTATTTCCGCCTTCAGCGGCAGAGTATCTTCCGTTATTTGAATTTTGATTTAGATGTTCTCTCACAACAACTTTTGGATCGGATAATGTGTAGTTTCCAGACTCTTCAAATGTTCGAACGGCAATTGCTTCTTCAAGTTTGCCTTCTAAACCTTCGAATTTTCTTTTCTTTACAATACCATTATCGACTTCTAATAAAGAAATGAAATCTGTTTCATCCGTTTCTACACCAAGTTCAATCTTTGTTAATACTGTATCAATTTTTAATCGATCAGCACCAGGTGCTTGAAAGTTTGGAGTTCCTTGTGCGTTATCAACAAGTGTTGTATCTTCAATAGAATCAATAAATGTTTTTGATGGAACAAAACCAATTTTATATGATGGTAGATTTTTATACTTGTCGAGAACTAATGTTTGTTTGGTATTTTTTACGAAATGGTCTGCTACGTAGATGATACCATCACCAATTGTGATCTTAGAGCCTTTATCGTAAATAACTTCTGTTGCCAACCCTTCATTTTCAATGAATCGAGTTGCATTTGTTGCTAGTGTATTTGCAAAAGATTGATTTGTTGTTTCAAGAACATTGTTTGCAAATAGATTTTTTGTGATAAGAGTTTCTGCGTTTTCGAATATTGACGATGTTCTCTTATCAACAGAATTTGAAATTTGAATTCCAATTAAACTAGAATCAAGAGTTCTTACGGTTGCTGTGGTAACTTCAGAATTTGCCACATCCAATGATGGTGGCGATCCTTTTATACCAGAAACGTAAATTTTGTAAGTGTTATCGACACTTGTGTCTGTGTATGCTTGAACAATTCCAGTATTGCCGCCGGCGAAAGTTACTTCTCCGCCGATGACAATTCTGTTTCCAACTGATCCAATCGAATTAGCAGTTAATATGACAGACCCTGATGAAACGTAGTTGATAAACAAAGTTTTAGGATCGTTTCCTTCGATATCACTGACGATACCGCAAAATGCAGTAATACCAGTATTAGCACCAAAGAATTGAACACCATTAAAATCTTCAACATCAACTTCAGAACCCTTATAGGTAGACTCTATCTTAACATATGGCAAATTTAAGTCTAGAGTTTGTTCGCAACCGTCAAGGATAGAACCTTGTTTGAAAAAATAGTTTGCGAATCTCTCAACTTGTTTTTGCTGATATGTTTGAGCCTGCGAGAGTTCTCTCGCCTGAACTGCACGTCCAGGACGATAGAGAACCCTTACAAACTTCTTATCCTCATCATAATCATCAAAGTAAGGACTACTGTTTAGGTCTACGCCACCAGGATTTGACATATTTTTTTACTCTACTTAGAATTCGATAATTAGCTTAACGTCTTCGATCTGATCTGCCGCTCTGGAGATTGGGCTTCTGTTTTCAACGTAAAGAACGTCACCGCTGTATGAATCAAGTCCAGGATTGTTAACAGCAGTAATTGTTCCAGTTGTTGCAGAAGTTGATCCAGTGATTGTCTCACCATTAGCAAAATCTTTTGGAAGAGGCTTGGATGTGTATAGATATTTATTTGTGTTGTCCCACTCAACAACCTTAGCCGTGTTGCTTCCAACAGTTACTGTCTCGTCTAGTGTGAAGCTAGCATTAGCATCAGGCACGGTGTAACGATAAGTAAGTCTGTAGTTTGTTGCTAAAGCACGATCCGTTGTTCCATATGTATATGGGTCGCGGATTAGACCAATCTTTCTGAAATCGTTTCCAGTGCTGATTGTGTTTGACTCGCTGCCGTCCAAACGAACATTCAACATAACAAATTTTCCACCCAACTCTTCGATTGCGTTTGCGCCGTGACCATTTCTTGGGCTAATGACTGGACGCGCTGTCGCACCCGCTGAGCCACCAGCACCAGAAATTGATGCGGTTGCAAATGTATATCCAGTTCCGTTTGCGGTAACTGTAATTCCAGTGACTGCACCGCCAGAGACTGTTGCAGTTGCTGTTGCACCAGAACCATCGCCATTGATGGTGACTGTGGTATTTCCTGAGAAATATCCAGAACCACCAGAAGTTACTTTAACTACGTGAATACCGCCTGGAGCAGCCGCTGCGGCGACTGTTCCATCTGTTCTAACTGGAATATAATCATTCGTTAGAAATTTGAGGGCATCCGCAGTTGAGATGGTGTACATATACTTCCAAATATAACCATCGGCGGTAGTGAATGGTGTTGCTGATGTGCCAGTTGGCTTTGTTGTTGAGTTTCCGCCATCGGCATTAAACAAGCACTTGTAAACTTGATACTCGTCGGTGACAACATAGAAATCATCGTCGAGAATGTTTGTGTCTGTGTCATCGTACATGTCATAGACTGTACTAGTTGTCCAATTGTAGCGATCAATAACATGAACCACATCTGAGGACTGAACACGTTTTGCTCCGATGCTGTCTCTCCATGGCTCAAATTCAATGTTTGCCGTTGAATTGGTTGGTGTTGGTGGGCTGAAATCGTCAACGAATGGACTTGTGCCGCCGACGTAAAGATACATGATTGTGTTTGATGCCTCAGAGAATGCCTCGACAAATTGTTCGGCATTGTGTACTCTGAATTTACTTGTTGCAATAGCTGCCATCTTATTCTCCTTTTGTAATTACCATATATTTATATGGCCACTTCTTTGTATGCAGACGCGCCTGAGTATGTGCCTGCTGGGTTGACGTTAATTGTCATAAACTCTGTATTTGAAATACCTGTAATAATAAACTTTTCACTTCCTACTATCAGACTACTATTATTCGAATAGTCTGATGTAAAACTTGTTCCAGTTCCTATCACACTGTTACCAGAAATAGTGATGGTTCCAGAAATTTTTACATTCTTTGTTACTGACTTTTGACCAAACTCCGATTCGAATGTTTTATTTTGCTCGTCTTGAATCGGCCTATTAGCCAAAGTTGCAATTGTTGTGTCTCCGTAAGTTATTGTATTATTTCTAAATGGATTAAAATCTTGTACCTTAGCTAAAGAAGCAATTTCAGATTCTACTTTATTTATTCCCACAAAATTTTGTTCTGAGAATAAATTTATATCCGTTGGTATTTTATTGACATATTCCGCGGATATAGAAGAACTTAGATTTTCGAAGAGAGGTATATTTAAAATCAATTCTCTTGATTGATATGGATATAGTATAATATCATCTAATACAATTTCAACAACTGTTTCTAGAACTTTAACTTGACTTTCCCATGTTGTGGTAGCATCAACATATATTTCTAATACATTTACTCGCTCAGTGATTGTTTGTATAATTTCTGAAACAGGAAGAAGTTCAAATCTTAAGATAGTTTCTCTGTGATATTGCGTCGATTTAGCTGGTTCTGGTATAATATCAATTTCATATTTTATAAAATTATTTGTTTCTACATTGGTTTCTAATTGAAATTTGTTAACATATTCAGAATCGGTGTTTAAGGTTTCTGCTAAAAATTCAGATGGAAATTCAATTCGAAGTTCTTTAAACTCATCTGATTGAAGATTGGTTTCAAGTTCAATTATAGCAACGGTTTCGTTTATTTCAATTTGCCCAGTTACGTCCGAATAGAGATGCACTTTGTTGACGTATTCAGCATCTGTGGACAGAATTTGCGAACTGGCTTCTGAAAGTACATTAAGTTTAAATTCAGAATATTCAACCGTGACAAGATTTGTCTGCAATTCAAGTTTATTTACTACTTCAGAAGTATCAAATTGTAAACCTAAATTGGATTGATTTTTTACCGAGACAATATATTCGGCGTCTAGAGATAATGATTCTGGTACAATCGCCGGAGCAATTTTAACTTGAAGTTCTTTGAAATCATTAATTTGAAGATTTGTTCCATCTAGAATAACTTCAAGTTCAATCTTAGTGGCAGACTCAACGACTTGAATTTCACTATACCAAGCGGTAGTTAAATTCAAATATAGTTCTAGTCTATTTACATATTCGGCGTCTAGAGATAATGATTCTGGTACAATCGCCGGAGCAATTTTAACTTGAAGTTCTCTATTATTGGCAATCTGAAGATTTGTTCCATCTAGAATAACTTCAAGTTCAATTTTTGTGGCAGATTCCATAACCTGAATCTGGCTATACCAAGCAGTGGTCAGGTCAAGATATAACTCTAGTCTATTTACATATTCGGCATCTAGGGATATTGAACCAGGTAATATCGATGGAGAAATTTCTATTTGAATTTCTCTATCATTAGACAACATTTCTACTGATATTGGTAAGTCAATTCCAACTTCAAGTTCAGTTACAGGATTAACCGAAACGTTTTCGTCTAAAATAACCTCTATTTTATAATTAGAAAAATCATTTACGATGCTTAAATTTCGTTTCTGTAAGTTAATATCAACTTCAACAGTCTTTGGCACAAAGTTGGACGTTACTACGGCGGGACTAACGTAAATTTCTAGTTCGCTAAATCTTCTAACAATAGATTCGATATTTTGAACCGAGGCATCAACATATAACTCAAGTATATTGACAAAATTTGCAGCAGGTATAATTGTTAATGTGACCTGTAATTCTGTAGGTCGAGTTACAACCATTTCTGTAGATTTTTCTACTACAGAATTAGCTATGTAAATTGGTACAACATTACCTCTAAACTCTGCACCAACTGGATTGGCCGAGCTTCCCCAAATTCTGTATCGTTTATAAACACTTTGAATTGGTTCAGAGACTCCGATGGGCACAAGGGAAGAAATTGCAGACGGAAAGTCAATGATGGTAAATGCAGTTGGACTTAATCCGCCAATGATAGATTGAATAGAAATTTCACCGAAGAATTCTAATCCAGCAGGATGGACTAATTCCTTAACTAATGAATCATATCGATTTAATGTTAAAGCACTCTTAATTACGTATGAAAAATCTTGGTAAAATAATGAATCTTGAATAACTCGATAATCAATTTTCCCATCGTCATTGATAAATCTTCCAGATGAAATACCTGTTCCAGAAATAACAGCAGTAAGATTTGCATTTCCATCGCCTGATATTGTTGCATCAATTGAAACACTGCTGTAGTCAATACCAAAATCAGAAATCTCTACGGCTCGAATAGAACCAATACCTACAGAATTATTTGCAACGTCTACCTCAACATTTGCAGAATTTCCTTGTATGTCTTCAACTGTAAATTGTGCATTGGTTCCAGTTCCAGAAGTTACTGAAATTGATACAGAAGATAAATTTGCAGTCGAGTAACCAAATCCAAATCCTGATGCGACATTAGAAGAATCATACAATTCTATTCGTAAAATAGGGCCATTATTCGTCCAGTCTTCGCCCTTTAATGCACTCGATTTTCCATTAATCGTTGTTTCTTGAATGAGAACAAAAGAGTCTTCAAACAAAATATTATTTGCACCATATGGCTCAGTATTACCAACTGATGCTACGACACCATTCGCAGAAGTTGTCGGAGAGCCTCCAGAAAATACTAACGAATCTCCAACAGAATAGTTGTTTCCAGAATCATCAATTGTAATTAAATTTTCATGAAGACTTCCAAGATTTTTAACTGTACTGTCAATTAAAGTTACAGTAGGAACAGAAGAGTATCCCGATCCTCTGTTTAAAATAGATACTTTTGAAATTTCTCCGACATTATATTGATTAAAGCCACCGCCGCCTACTGGTTGAAGTATCGTATAAGTATTTGCAAGTTCCGTTACTTTAATGTAAAGTCCAGAACCTCCAGTACCCGCATTATTTACGGTCGCAAGTGTTCCTAATCTGTATCCATAACCAATGTTATTAACTTTGATTTTATTGATCGGACCATCGCTAACAGAAGAAACCGATGCCGAAGCCTCAAAGCCATCTCCAGAAATAGCTAATGAATCGCCAACATTATAACCCGAACCACCATCATTAATAATAACTGAAGTTAACATTCCATATGTCGTGGTGTTCGCAACTTCAGTATTGTTGACTGCAAAAATTGTTTCGTCTGCGGAAAATGTTCCCGAAACTAGACTGAGTGTAAATTCTGCGAATTGAATTCCACCAAGAAAAGTTAATTTAATATCAACAACATTACCTACCGCGCCACTTGTTGCTCCACGAATTGTTTCATTTAAAAATCCAAAAATATCATCATTTGCAACGACTCTGAGAACAATCGTCTTTTCAAATTTTCCATCAGAAACTCTTAGTAATTCTTCTCCAGGATATCTAAATTCAATATTTTCTCCGAATACTGTTCTGAATAAAAATCTGTAAGCCTCTTCGGTGCTTTTTGATTCGTATAAATTTCTAAGTTTTGCGACTAATTGCCGCCTATCGGTTTCAGTTTCTGTCGGATATTGATTATTAAATTCCGATTTCAAATACTCTAGATATTTTCCAGACGCAAATTCTGGAATTTTATTTCGTAATAAATTTGCAGCATGTTTTAAAACATTATCTTTTATGTCATTTAAAGATGCAGTCGCGCTTGATATTTGACCAGTTAAAGTTTCTTTTAAATCAAAAGTCTTTAATGAAGTTGCCTTTACAATGATTGCGTCATCTTTGATAAGTCTTACTATACCTCTAGCGCCTGAGGTGGATCCGATTACAATTTCATCTTTCTGAAAAGTTCCAGAAACAGAAGATATGGAAAGTTCAGTGGTTTGTAACCATTCGTAATATAATTCTAGAAAAACTAGAAATGCTTCGTCATCTAAAACTGGAGAAATATTCTCCAGTAAAAAATTTGGATTTAAATAAACTGCATTTGACATGTTATCTTCTGACTAAACTTATTTGTGTATCATCTTGTAAACTAATATCAATATCTGAATCTCGTATTGAAAGAATTTGACCTCTTAATGGTAATACATCTAAATTGGATGGATTTGCATTTATTTTTAACGTAACGCCACCATCAGCAAAGGCGGTTGGATTGAATGAATTTAAAATAATTCTACCCGTCGAATAATTTATAGTACCGGTGTTCTGTGATACGCCAATGTTCGATGCACCAACTGCTCGATATATTCTTATAATTCCATTGTTATCTTCTAAAAAGCAATTTGAGAATCCGTTATATGTAAATGCGTTCGACGTTATCTGATTTCCAACACCATATGGATGCGAAGTTGGTCGACCAACAGTTCCAGAATTGATTGGATTTGAAAAGTTTAATACATAACGACTCGGAGAACCCAATTGAATATCGGTTTCTTTTCGTAAAACAACTCTCATTATAGTATTTAATATTGATCTTTCGCAAGTGTCAACTAATCTAGAAAGTTTTGAATATCTGAAATAACGTGAGAATTGATTAATTTCATTGTCATTATAATTTTTAATTATATTGAAAATTTTTGATTCTAAACTGTCTTCATTTAAAATTGTTTGTGCTGGATCGTAGTTAACTGTCACGTTCAGCAATAGATAGATGAATTCTGGATCGACGATTTCGGTAGAAACTGTTAAAACTTTTTTCGGTTTTAATATAGTATTAATAATGGATTGCTTTTCAGTTGCAGTCAGAGCAGTTCCTGTTGTTGGTTTGATAGCGATATAAACTTTTCCGTATGCCGGAGGATCATTATCTTCCCCGCCCCAAACGGTAACCGATCCAACATTTGATTCTTTCAACAATATGGCAGTATAATCTTCTGCCGTAACGGCTCTATTTTGTGCTGAAAAAGCTTTTGGTGCAGTAAACTTTATTCTATCAATAGAGTCTCTATCATCACCACCCGCCGATGGCGAGTTTGGTGTAAAATCAATCGTTGTTACATTTGTAATTGTAGATGCATATGTCAAACTACGAATGTTGTTTGCCGATTTTCCAGATGACACAAGATATTCAAGATAAATTACGTTTCCGTTTGTCGGAGCCAGGCCCAGTATGCCATCACCAAATTTTACTTGATATTTACCATCCTCAATTTCTTCTAAGAAATATACCAATGAAGTTGAGCTAAGTTCTACAAAATTATCAGCGAGAGTAAAAACTCTCGTTGTATCATCAGACGTTGAATTTAAAACTCGTACGGATAAAGTCGATGTGTCGGCTAATTCATTATTGATAATGAATCTCTGATCTTTATCGGAAGTATTTACAACATAACGTTCGCTTGCAAAGACGCCTTCAACTAACGTTATATCTTCTGCAATATATTCTGAATTTGCATTTGCAAAAATCGTCACACCAGTTTCAGTCAAAAACGTATATGATTGTCCATCCAATGATGCAGAAAATTTAGTGTATTTCGGAAGAGTGTATGATGCAGTATTTGCAGAAACTGTTAATTCTACGGTTCCAGTAATTCTGGATGACGTTGTTGATCTTGGAGTATAGTTTAAAGTTTTTGCCAAATTTACAACAGAATTTCTTTGCTGTGCTGTGGCTAAAGATGTCTCAGTAGACATCATGTTCAGATAAAAAGAATTGTAATATGTGTTATATGCTAAAACGTCTAACAGAACCGCTAGACCAGAACCTTCAAAATTATAATCTTTAAACTGATCTTGATTAGATAAAAACTGTTTTAGATTATCTCTAATTTGTTCATATGCTAATCCATCTACTTTTAAATTTGTTGGTGTGGCCATGTTATCTCGTTCTTGAAATTACAGTTTCTAATGTTTGTGGCACTGGAGAGTTTTGCGCATAATATGCTATTTTTAAACTAATACCAACTCTATCTACAACGTCGCTTTCAATTGATATCAATGTTACTCTTGGTTCGTATTTCTGAATTGATCTTGCTAATTCTTCGTTGATTTCCACTTCTGTTGATGAATCAGCATGTTCAAAAAGATAATTATAGATTCGTGTGCCGTAATCTGGTCTAAAAGGCCTAGTTCCTACTGGAGTCTTAATTAAATTAAGAAGAGCCCTTTTTATTGCGTTTTCATTTTTTAGAACTGGTATATCAAGTGTAATCGGATTTGCAATAAAATTAAGAGGTAAATCAGAAAAGAAAACCGTGTTAGTTGCCATTTATTTATCCCGTAGAAGCCTCTGTTTTGATTTCTTGAATTTCTTTTCTTCGCTCTTTCGAGAATTTAATAATTTCTGCAAGTGCTTTTCTAGCTCTAGTTCCGGCTGCTTTGTTACCTTTTGAAACAAACTTATCATTTTCAATTTGATAACTTTCAAATAACGACATTAAACTTTCATGATGCGACATGGCAATTATCCTTATAATATTTGACTTTTACTTGACAAAGAGTTATTATAGCAGTGCCTTGTTTCATATTTATATTCAAACAAAAGCCACAAATTCTGCTTTAAATGTATCTAGGTAATAGTAATAATAGAAATATCTTGTATCAGTAGTATTTATTGTCCTACTTAAAATAAGTACCTGAAATATTGTTTGTGTAGTTTTTGGTATATCACAAATAATTCCGCCCTCTGGATTAAACATAACTCCTTGATACGACGTATTAAAATCTAGAGAATATATATCAGATAATCTATAATAACTTCGAATATTTCCGTTTTGTAAAAGATACCAATCTAAGATTCCGCGATAAGTATCCCCGAACCACCTTCCTCTATTTCCTTTAAGCCAGGTCCACCAGAAATTTGCATTCGCAACAACTCTAACTCGAAGAGTTGCATCTATAGCATAATTAGTGACGGTAAGGGGATTGCTCAAAAAGTCTTGATTGATAACAGCGTTAGGCACTCTCGGCCAATTATAACTCGATAATTTTGTAGGATCTGATATGAGGCCTGACATGTATAATCACCTATAAAAAATTAGTAATTGCTGCTAGAATTATCCTTCAGGAGGATATCTGGATTCGTTTCTGGTATTAAATTCTGCCTGGCCACCTCTAACAACAATACTCTGTCCCGCTGAAGTAAACTGGCCTAGCGTCATAAGACGAAAATTTTTCACTATTGGACTAGCATCAAATCTATTGTTAACAATTTCTATATTTAAAGCTTTAAGGGCGCCGTCAATTTGACTTAATTTGTTTGTTAGATCATATGTTCCAGAATTTCCTGTTACTTGAACATCATCTTTGTTCACTACAACTGCGGTTTTTCTATTATTATGCCTAAGGTCAATTCTATTTTCTTGACTGCCGGCATAGTCTAGAAATTCTAAAGAGTGTCCAGACGGAGAAAAAAATGATTTTCTTTGCGATAATCTTTTACGATCTTCAGTAGGATTATTGAAAGAATTTGCTTGATTCGCTACTTCTGAGAAAGTTCTTTTAGTTGTTGGATATTTACCAAATGATTGTGCGGATGGCACTGCACCCTCTGCAAGTTGAGTCGGCATATATCCTAGAACGGCAGGCTCTTGCGCTTCTGGGCCGTCTAGAAAAAATCCAAACACCCATTCACCTAATTCTAGTCTAGAAAAATTTCCCGATGAGTTTGGAGAAAGTATAACCGTGGCCCAAGGCAAATCTGAAGACGGTATAGTGTTGTCTCTGTCGGCAGATTCTGTTGCAGTGTATGGTGGATGATATCCAAAGATTCTGACTTTAACTCTGTTCAACAGAAGAGGATCATCATTATCTTCTACTGTTCCAATCCACCAATAAAATCCATCGCGGCCAATAAACATATTTTATAAGTCCTGCATGTTAACTGTTTTTAACACTGAAGCCGGAACATTGTTAATGACCCATGCATATAATTGTCGTTTAACTGCAAGATCATTTACAATAGGTTTTCCAGATTTCTTAAGAGTTAGATATAGGAAATTTTTAACTGTTGGTTTTCCAAATCTAGAGTTTTTAATTTCTTTTCCACTGCTGTCTGTAAAGTATGTAGTATTCTCTCTGTTGTTTAATATAACATAAAGCGAACCATCAACTTCGTTTGGCAAACCTTTTTTAACTAAATCGAGAACTGTTCTTGCTGCGCCTTCGTGAGTTTGCAAAAGAATGTCGGCAGGAACAACTCTTTCTCGATCTGCATTGTTTTTAATTGCGATTTCGTAATTTGTTAGAACCCAAGTCAAATGAATATTTTTTGGATCATAACCAACTTCTATCAACTTTGGTAGATATGAGTTTAATTCGCTCATGTCTTTTAGCGTCATATCAAAAATTATATTTGGCAATGTTTTTTCTTTTGCGCCACTTAGAATTAAATCGAGAGTTTTTTCTTTTGCTCCGGTCGCCTTTACTAGCATATGCAAAATGAACACATGTTCTGGAGTTCTTAAATCCAAATCTTTAAGAGAAACTTTATCATCGACTAAAATTTTTCTTACCAATGCAAAAACTTCTGGCGATAAATTTTTACTATACTTTTCCAATAAATCATCAGTGGTAAATTTTTTCAAATTATCTAATTTTTGAAATGATGTTTTCAGTTCATCAACGTCACGAATTTTAAACAGTTCATCGTGCATGAAGTTTTT